CAAATTAAACACTTGGTAACTCCTCTTGTTTCATTAGATACTCGGTTTGTTCCGGTAGTGACCAGACTGTACCGTCTGCCCATGTCTGAACCTCGATGGCGCAGCTATTGCAATAATGACGGCGTGTGCCTTGGCTTCGTGGATGGTTGCTAATAACTGTGTAACTGGCACCCTTTTGCCCAAGTGGTGAGTTAGTGCCATATCGAACCTTGCAGTAATCGCACCAAACGCCAGGGGCTGCCTTAATAACTGTCAAGGTCACTCCAATCAGTTGATGCAATTTGTCCAGCGAGCGCAATGTATGCGCAGCCGTCTTTGTAACTGTCTGCGTGGTTTGGCGACTCTTGTAAGCGTGAGACTTTGACAAGTGCCATGCAGATTGCGACTTCGTGAGGCTCGATGTTACGTTCAAGGTAGGCTGACCAGAGTTTGGCGATTCGAAGGTGATTGAGAGCTGCCAAGCCGTAATCTTTACCGCGGTCTGCGATGAGGTCTTGGGCTTCGTTAAGGATGTCATTAGCGCGCATTAACACTCACGCGCTGACTGATCTTGCCAACTGCCAAGCCTTCGCGCTTGCCTTCCTGAAAGCCTTTGCCCCAACCGACGATAAACCATAAAACATTAGCAATTATTAATAAGACTATTACTGGTACTTGTAGATCCATTTTGTTACTCCCGATTCCGTAGCCTGGGTTGGCTACTGGATTACGGTCTCATACTTGGCAGACAATTACACGTTTATTTTGATAACGAAACGGTAACGATTTATCTGGCTCTGCCGTAAGACTTTCCGGCAACGATGAAGGTGCCATCCTTTTCAATATGGATAATATCAACCTGAACCTTAGACTTATTGACGTAGATAATGGCAAAAGCCTGTTGCCAGTTAGCAACGCCCTTGGTGTATGCAGCTTGCTTAAAGTCCATAAGGTTGCCAACCTCAACACCATGCAGAACACGCCCTATACGACCTCCAGAGGCTTCTGAAAAGGCACTACGCCCTGCTCTGTGGGTATGTCCTGAAATGACGTTCTTGCCATGCCTACGAGCAGCTTCTAGGGCTGATAAACCACCCTGAGGCTTTATTGGTGTGTGGTCGCCATGGACTGCTATCCAATTAGGTGCAATTGGCATTGGGTTCTTATGAAAGGTAATACCAAGTTCATCAAAACGCATAAACTTCTCAAAGCGCAGCTCAGGCAAAGCGCCAAATGCAGGCACCTTAGCCATGATTACGTTGTAAAGTCGATCTGTGTGGTTGGATCTAATGCAGTCAGTAACGCCTAATTCCCAAAGTAAATCTACGGCTTCATTGCGGTCATCATCAAGGGTCTGGGCAAATGAGCCCATGCGACCTTCCTCCCATTTACTAATTTGGGGTAGGTCAATTTCATCACCAATAGTTACTACTTGGTCGGGCTTAAACTTCTTGATAAATGACGCAAGGTTACGAGTGGCAACCTTGTCATGATATGGAACCTGTAAGTCTGAGACTACAACAATTCGCTTAATCGTCATCCTCGTCGTCCTGGTAATCGCCAAACTTCTCTGGCTCAATTGGGTCTGGCAAGATCCATCCAGGATACGATTGAACGTCAGTAATCATAAACAACGCTAAACCCTCGTTAAAACCAGCCTTGCGCAAGGATTTGTAATACTCATGAAGTCCAATGCAGTAAGCATCGAGTTTTGAGTAGCCTTGATCCTCTAGCGCCTTAGTTGATTTTTTTGCCATGTGGATAAGTGTCCCTTACTTTTTCAATAACTCCAATATGTCCTCTTGGCGTGTCTCTATTCTTGCCAATCGGTCTGCGAGAGATGTACCACCATTCGGCGTAAGAGTCCACAACCAACCGCGAACCAAATAACGCAAACCGCCAATAACAATAGCAAGCGTCGAGGCAATAGCGAGAACATAGTTTGCCTCCTAGCATTGGGATTTGGTAAAAGTCTGTAGCCTGGTCAGCAGCCTTCTGAAACGAAACATGAAGGTGCTTGGTGTGCGGGTTAATGCCTTTATATGTGCGCCACGCCCAACCACGCTTGGACGATGCGATTTTGCCGTTGAATATGACATAAGCAATTCGCTTAGGATGAGACTTGCCATAGAGTCGAATCTGATCCGCAAGGTCGGGCATGAGGTCAGGTTTTGACTTTCCGGATAGGTCACGATCGATGTCGATGGCACGAACCCAACCCTGCTCATCAGGATTATGATCTGACTTGCGCGCGGAATGTCGTGCGTCACCGATCCACCCATCGCTAGTTCTATCTCTATCTGGGAAGGCATCATCGATCTGCTCACGCAGTTGCACCGCCGATTTGCTTAATCTTGGTTTCACTTGCCGACTTTGAATCCCTTAGGAAGTGGCTTTGATTAGATCATCATAAAGTGCCATTATTAGCTCCTAACCTGAGCGCCGCTTAATTCGCCTCTGTAAACTGTTGCTGCGTTTTCGCACCAAGCATATAACTCAACGTAATCGGTTGATCCATTGAGATAAACCACATTTACATATCCTGGACCAGGGTTTGCAGCTGAATAAGCACCGCTAAAACCTAATCCAACTTGTGAACCGTTTTTGTAAATATTAACGCGAACTGTATTGTTTGCGCTTACCTCATATGAAATGCCTGCATTAATCTGATAGTAACCGGCAGTTGTTGGTGTAAAACGGCTAGATGCAAAATTGCCTGCTGTATCCCAGTTTTCAGTCTGCAAAGTCACTTTTGTATTTGTAGCCGCTGAGATGCTTTGGGTCGCGTTTGAAGCTGCGCTGAATGATGGACCAGTTGATCCGCCAGCTGGAGTGGACCAAACAGCAGTCCCGCCTGAAACTGTAAGTACCTGACCTGTTGTACCAATCGCTACACGACCGGCTGTGTTATCAGCAGTACCAACAATCAAGTCGCCAGCTGCATCAATAAGAGACTTTGGAATAGCAGCATTTGCTAAATCATAAGCAGACTTAACTGACGCAGGAACCGCAGCAGTTGTGGTCGATGTGCTTGAAGTTGAGTTTTCTAACTGAACAGCACCCTTTTGAGCAGTTGTACCATCCTGGATAGCAATAGTAACTGCACCGCTTGTTCCTCCACCAGTAATTGGAGAAGTCACGTTTACGGCTGTAATGTCACCAACGTCATTGGTAATCCATGTGTAATCAAGGTCTGTGTTAGATGCCTTGCTCAGAATCTGTCCGGTTGTGCCACCTTTGAGATCTACGAAAGAAGTATCAATGGCACTACCAAGAGTGCGCATTGCAGCTGCGCCATCCTTTACGAGGTCTGTATCGTCGGGAGTTTCCCACCCGAAGTTAGTTGTTGTTGCCATGTTTCTCCTTTATCAGGCTACTATTGTAGCGTTAATCCATTCAAGGCTCGTGCTTAGGGTGTTCCATGTCTCAGCCGGGTTGACTCGATCCCAACGGGTTGTCACGATCGAATAAGCCGTAGGGCTAAGAGTCAAGGTCAAATAGAGAGAGTTGTAACCTGTTTGGAAAGTCCAACCCTCGACAAAACCCTCAAATTGACCATCTGTAATATTTGAAGGCAAATCAGTAATCTTTAAAGGTAAGCCCATAAATACGTTCAGCAGGGCATCTCTGTCAGTATCGTCAATCTCTGGGTTAGTAATGGGAAAGGTAATTGACTTAAACTGAGGTTGTGGAAATGCCCTGAGTGATAGGTAGAAATTGGCTTGCTCAGTTGCATCTATCGTATTTTCAAGATTGATTGAGCATCAGAAGCGTTTTGCGTTTGCCCATTTTTGTAATTAATAGTCACATTGTTTCGCACATCACCTGAGCGCTTTTGAGTCTTAATACCACTTGATAATGCAGTATTGCCAGATAACTCCGTATAACCATTGTTGGATAGGTAATCGGCTCTATGGGTTGAATCAGCATAGCCAATGCGACCTGAGGCATCCTCGTAAAGGTAACCAAGCCCAGAACTTGCTAATTGGCTTACAAGCGAATAAACGTCAATTACTGACGATGTACGGGCAGTTAATTCGTAATCACCTGGTTGATCTACCTCGCCAAGCCCTACGTTTTCAGCGCCGTTCCAATCGACAGTCGGGTCATAGGATGCCCATGATTCAGCTGCTGGAACCTCGTTCCAAGTCTTTAAGAATAAATCTGACAAAATTGCATAGATTTGGTTGCCGTCAAAATCCTTGCTTAAAACGCCCTCTGTGAGGCTCTTAGGCAGTTTTGCGAGCGCTCCCATAGCAACGACATTAATAACCTCTGAAATAGCCGTAGAGGAGGCTTGGGTGACTTCTACGTCGATGTCTGTGACATAGCCACCAAATACATTTATATAGGCACCGCTTGAATCTTTAACTCGAATTGATATTTGGTCATTTAGGTCAATGACGATAGGAGATACATCAAGGTTGATAATCTGAACATTGCAATACCCAGCATAAGGCTGGGAGTAGATATCGGTTCGTCCAGAGGTAATGGATAAATTGGCTAGGGTGACGTTTGTGTAATCCCCACCGCCATTAATCGTTAATTGCCATTCAGGTGTCCATTGACTCATGGCATCACCAAGGCTCCTGAGCCTGAACCACCGCGAGCCGTTGCTCGGTTGAGAATATCCACGATCTGACGGGCAGTACCCTCAGCGTCAAGTGCGCCGTTTACGGTGATGTTAATAGTGCCACCGCCACCGCCTAGACGATTATTAGGAATGATGTTTCCGCTAGATCCTGGAGTAAATAACTCTGGACCCTTCTCGCCTACTAGGTAAGTTGTGCCACCGCTAACTGGACCACCAGTTGCACGACCGCCACCAAAGATATTATCGATAGCACCTGAGATGCCTTTAACTACTGGGTTATTGCGTACCAATTCAATAAAGCCTTTAAGGTTTGAGTAAGCGCTACCAATTAAGTTGGCTACGCTTCCAAAGGCTGAAATGAGCGGACTTATAGCAGCTGCTAAAACATTAAAGGTAACCTTTAGGGTTGTGCCAAATAATGGAACTAGGAACTTTTTAACGAACTCAACAATGTCCTCAAAGATTGGCAACAAAGATGCAAACTCGTCTTTATTCTGAGATACGGCAGTTTTGATGGCTCTGAATATTTTGGCTAAGCCTTCAAGTACTGGAGTTGCAACGGATTTAACAATTTCAAAAAAGTCTGCAAATACTGGTGCAACATCCTCGCTGATAGTCTTGCCAATATCATCAAAGGCTGGAATAACATTATTGACGATACCTTCAACAAGTGGAGTAATGGCATCAAGAATATAAGCGCCTACGGTTTCCTTGCCCTCATTAAATGCAACGCTTAGGCGCGCTAACTTGCCCTCAAAGGTTTCAGCCTGGAGAGTTGCCTGTCCTGCAAATGTCTCTGAAAGTGAAACTGTAGCTGCATTGAAGTCTTTTGACTTTAGAACATTTTCGTCAAGACTAATGCCTAATCTCTTTAATGCTCCTAGGTTTCCGTCATAGGCTTTACCTAATGCCTCAGATACTGCCCCTAAATCCTTACCAGTACCAGCAGCGATATCTAATGCCAGAGTCTGTAACTTCTGGGCTTCCTCAACGTCCTTGGTTGATCGAACTAAACGATCAAGGCTTGGACGGAGTACATCATCAGTAACACCTTTAGCCAATGAGGTTTTTCTGATGTATTCCTCAGTAGCAGCAATTTGTGCATTGCTTGCCCCAGTAACATTTTTAATAGATGTTGCTAAGCGGATTTGTGCTGCTTCATCCTCAATAGCAGCTTTAACACCATCGACTGCTAACTTGCCTGCATAAGCGGCTGCAGCTGCTCCAGCAGCAAGAAAAGCGGCTCCTGCTACTTTGCCAAAGCCTTCGATCTTATCGCCAAAGGTTTGGACTTCTTTTGAACCAGAATCCAGATTCTTTTTAAGGTTATCGACATCAGCAAGGATGGAGAGTTTAAGCGTTCTATTTCCTGCCATTAGTCCCACTCCTTCAAGATTCGATCAAATGCTTCTTCCCATTGTTTAATGAGATCCGGTTGGATTGCTCTTAATGTTGAGTAGATGAAATAACCGGAGTTGCCTCTACCCTGCTTTGGTGTTCTATTTGGGAACTGCTTAAAACGATTGGAACCAAACTCCATACCGTATAAGAGATCCAAAGTCGAACCGCCACCTGAAAACTTTTGACGAGCAAAACCGTATGAAAACTCACCGACTTTGCTTGATTTGCTTATCGAAACTCCATCAGCAATACGGCGAGCAGCAACACCTGAAACCGTACGAGTCGCTGCCGTTTTCTTAATTTGTTGAGCAGCATATTCAGCAAGAGCAGATGATTCTTTTTTAGCAGCTTGTACTGCTTCCTCATCCATCGCTTTGAAGGCTTTAATGATTCCACGCAATTCCTGCTTATCATAAGTGATTGGCTCACTTGCCATTGCGTTCCTCCAAAACCTCTAATGCCGTAAGGATATCCTCAGCGGATGTCCATTCGCTCATAGGAATGTGAGTCGCTATCGCTAACTCGACTATGAGTCGGCTGATACTCCCTCGCTGATGGCTTTTGGGTTATCATCCCCGACCTCAACATCAACAATGCTTTCCATCCAAGCCTCTAACGGCTTAACTGGCTTTCCGGCTGCCTCTCGCTTCATTGCGCTATGAGCAATAAAGAGAATGTCATAAATACCAGAAAACTCAGAAATGGTTTTCTTTGTTGCTAATTCCCACTTTGCAAAATCAGGTGGATAGGCTACAAGCGTAGCCTGATCCCCCGACTGATAAGTAACGATTATTGACTTTTTCATATTTGCTCCCGTTTGTTAGTTTTTAACTAAATGTCTCTGTTGGTGTTCCCACGACTGTGAGTGTCCATGAATCAGTCTGTGCTCCTGGTGCTCCACCGCCAACGCTTGGGAATACTGGCAGTACGTTAAATGCAAATACTGCACCTGTTACTGCTGTAAGTGATACTGCAAGAGTTGTGTTTGGTGCTGATTCGCATGCACTCCACATTGCTTCGAACAATGATGAAGCTGCGCCCCAGTCTGCTAGCAACTCGATAGCCAATTCCCATTGGTCATCAACGTGCTTGTAAGCCTTGCCATCAAGTGTCTGATAGACATCGATTGTTGGTGTGTTTGTTAGTGTGACGCTAGTTGTCTGAGCATCGTACGCAGTTGTAGCGATGGTTAGAGTTAGGTCACGACCCGTAATTACGGTTGTTGCCATGATTGCTCCTTATGCTGTCTGGGTGTACCAAGTGGACACCCGTATATCTGCGACTAGCAAGTTACTAGCGCCTACTGTTGTAACTGTTGGTCGATCAACTGCCTGAACATCATATCCAGCCGGTATAACCGCCACAACGCTTGTTATTAATTGCTCAATATTATCAAGACTTGCTGGGTTACTGTTATAAGCAACGCAGCACGTAATTGTCATATTGATCTTGCATCGAAAGGTGCTCTTGCCAATAGTCTCAAACTCCAAGTATGGAGAATCCGGTACGACTACGACCGCAGGTGCTGGGATTTGTTCTGGAACGTAAGCAAATACGTTAGCAGCAACGCCCGATAGTGCGGTAGCAAGAGGAGTGCGAACTGTAGAGAGAATTGTGCTTGGCATTATTGCGCCATAGTCTCTACATCAATATACGGACCCAAAAGCCCGACAACGCGGTTAAACAAGCTGCGCCCCATGCGGTAAGGGCTAGGAGCAAAATCCACGCCTTCAATTTGACCTCCTGGAGCGGTACGGGATTGGAAAACTTCTACTGAGACTACAATGATTGCGGATTCGACCGCAGCAACTCCGACATACGTTGAAGCGCCTGTAAGTGTTGCGGATCCGCTAGGAATGACATTTCGCTCGAGGACATCGGCATTAGTGATGTTTGCTGTAAATGTGTACGCATCGACATCAGCATTGACTGTTCGAGTGCCGTTAAATGGAGATCCGCATCCTGCGATAACGACTGATTGTCCTTCGGTGAACTCATGGATACCTACTGTCGTAAAGGTTGCGACATTGTCAGTCAGCGAAACCTTTTCAATTGGTGCTGCAAATGTTGTAAGCAAAGGCAAGATGACTGCCTCAGATGTATCAATAATATCGTCAAGATATGCGTCGTTGTAAAGAGCAGACGAAACACCAAGCACGGTTCTCAACTGTGTTGCTGTGATAATGCTTGGCATTTCGTCCTCTCTAAACGACTGGCGGGGAGATCGGGAGCAACCCCCCCGCCATGATTAATTAAGCGTTCTGGTTAAGTGTGAAC